CATTCCGATTGCTTCGATGAAGCAAATGGAAATAACCAATCGGGCTGGCTGTTCATTGAATGTGCCCCAGGCGTTGCGAATTTTGAAAGAAAAAAAGTGTACCCCTCGCTGAAACATCCGCCCCGGCCCTGCCGGGTTTTTTAATCGATGAGAAGCCGACGCGGAAGCCGGCGCTTTCTATTTGAGGAGTTGAGGCAATGCCTTTCAAACCTGGCGGTGGCGGTCGTCCCGCCGGTGTCCGCAACCGTTTCTCGCACGCCTTCTTGACCAACTTTCTCGCCGACTGGGAACAGCATGGCGCGGCTGCGATCAAGACCGTCCGGGTGCGTGATCCCGGCTCCTATTTGCGCACCGCTGCGGCGATCTTACCGAAGGAGCTCATGGTCGAGACGATGACGACCGGGCTGAGCGCAGAAGAGCGCGCCGAAATGATTGCGGCGCTGAAACAGCACTTGCTGACGGTGCGGCAAGAGCAGCCCATGTTAATCGAGGCGAAGGCCAATGAACCTGCAACAAATTGAGCCCGAGAAGATCGAGCAGCTAATTGCCGCACTTGAGGCAGAGGCTAACGAGGACAAGCTCTCCAGCTATAAGCCTTATCCGAAGCAGGCCGAATTTCACCAAGCCGGAGCCACGCATCGCGAGCGGTTGCTGATCGCCGCCAACCAATCGGGCAAGAGCCTTGCCGGCGGCATGGAAACCGCCATGCATGCGACAGGACGCTATTTAGATGGATGGAAGGGCAAGCGCTTCGACAAGCCGACCATCGGTTGGGGCGCCGGCACCACTAACGAGACGACGCGCGACACCGTGCAGCGGATTCTGGTCGGACGACCTGGGCAGCACGGGACTGGCAGCATTCCGAAGGACGCAATTCTGGAGCTGGTTCAAGCTCGCGGCACGCCTGATCTACTCGATAGCATCAAGGTCCAGCATATATCCGGTGGCGTATCTGCTATCGGCCTGAAGTCGTATCAGCGCGGACGTGAGAGCTTCCAGGGGGAGACGCTGGACTATCTATGGTTCGATGAGGAACCGCCCGCCGATATCTACACCGAAGGGCTGACGCGCACGAACGTGTCGCAAGGTCCGGTATGGGTAACGTTCACGCCATTGCTCGGAATGTCTGAGGTCGTGCGCCGCTTCCTGCTGGAGCCGTCCCCCGATCGCAGTGTCACGACGATGACGCTCGATGACGTTGACCATTATAGCGTGGAGGAAAAGGCTAAGATCGCCGCCTCTTACGCGGCTCATGAGCGCGAGGCGCGCACCAAGGGCGTTCCAACGCTGGGCTCGGGTCGCATCTTCCCCGTTGCCGATGAGATGGTGGCGATCGAGCAGCGAGACTTCCCCAGCCATTGGCCGCGTATCGGTGGAATGGATTTTGGTTGGGACCATCCGTTCGCGGCTGTCGAATTGGTTTGGGACAGAGAGACAGATACGGTTTACGTGAGCAAGTGCTATCGCATCAGAGAAGCAACGCCGGTCATCCATGCTGCCGCGCTGAGGCTGTGGGACAAGGAAATCCCTTGGGCGTGGCCACGTGATGGTCGCCGCGAGACGTTGGAGGGTGCGGGCAAGCCGCTTGCCGAGCAATACAGCAAGCAAGGCTTGGATATGCTCTTCGAGCATGCACAATTCGAAGACGGTTCGGTCTCGGTCGAGGCTGGGCTGCAAGACATGCTGATCAGGATGGAGTCCGGGCGTTTCAAGGTGTTCCAGCATTTGAACGACTGGTTTGATGAATTCAGGCTCTATCATCGAAAGGACGGAAAGGTTCACAAGGAGGGCGACGATCTGATGTCGGCGACCCGCTATGCCGTCATGATGCTGCGACACGCGCGCACGGCAACGGAATACAATCGCTTTTACCGAAAGATCGAGTATCCGAATATCGGGATCATATGACGCCACGCGTCACATCGAACCCAAGTCACCCCCCGCTACAATGGAGGATTAACAGATGCCGCATGTTGCGCCGTGGTATCGCCGAGAAGATTACGACCGCGTCCGAGAGATCATGGACGATGGGGACAGATTGCCCCCAACATTCGATGAATGGGAGAGGGTTGCAAACGATCAGCTAGCAACGGCCGCTGCCAATGGCATTGAAATCAAGCCGGTTATTGTCGAACCAGAAAAATTTCTGGCCTACTGCAAGGGACAGAATTTTCATGGGCGGGGCAGCAAAGAACGAAGCATGTTTGCTGTTGCCATGGAATCTGCGAAGGGCCTTAGCCGTGCGTCGGCGTGCGATTCCCGTGATATCCGAAGGCGAGCGTCCACATCCATGACTGCCCCACCGGCACTGCCGCCGCCTTCATGATGCGACCGACCACGACGCCGTGGGCGAGCACGTCGAAGTCATCGTCGGTCCATTCGCCGGATGGGCTAGAAGCAGAAGCGCAGTTTAGAAGAGCTGATGGGGCTACACTGAGGCATCATCGACATTAGCCAGCGCTTGAACAGCCCGGCGCAAGTGTGTCATGATTTTAACAAGGTAAATCGGCTGGTGGGAATGCGTGTGTCTGCGTTCATGGAGCGTGTTGCGCCTGTGGTGGACGCAACAATTGCCGCGTTAGCCCGAACGCGATTTATCGAAGACCCGGTAGCGGGAGTTAAATACTCGCGCGCAACCAGCATTATTAGCTCGGCATACAAACGGCACGGCAAAATTCTGGAAACCGCAATCCGGGAGGGACTGCGAGACAGCAACCGTCACCGTGTTTGGAGCGAGGATAACTTTCGGGTGTCCACCGCAGCCAACGCCCTGGTAAACTCGTTAGTCGGCCCGGAAGGCGAAGAGGCGTGCCGCCAGAGCGCGTTACCTTATGGCGAAAGGGCAAGGTCTCTGCAGGTCGATATGATGGCGTTTGACGAAGCCGATAAGACCATCCGGGCTTACGAGGTCAAACGCGGAAACGGCCAATTCGACGCTGGCAAAATTCGGTCTATCAAGCGTGACCTGATGTGCATTCAGGTTCTATTAAAGAGTTACGCCGAAACTGCGAATGTCGCGCCAATCGCCGCCGAAGCCAAGATCATTTTCTATTACGGCGTGCGTTCGATTCCGCGTCCTTGGTTACTTGTGCGCGATGACTTGGATGGGCATTTCGGATTTCCGATCGTCGCGAAAATCGAAAAAGCGAATGAGTACTTCCGTGAACAGCTCCATCAACTCCTTGACGCGGTATAGGTACGGGGCGATCTACGCCGATCCGCCGTGGTGTTCCGAAATTGGAGCGCCAAGGGAACGGGCCGCAATGCCGTGTCTCATTATGATTGCTTGAACTTCGAGACTCTTGCTGCTCTTCCCATTGCAGAACTCGCGGCTGACGACTGCGCCTTATTTTTGTGGGCAGTCGACCCGCTTCTGGATAAAGCATTCGAACTCATCCGCGCGTGGGGTTTCGAATACAAGACGGTTGGTTTTTACTGGGTGAAGCAAAACAACAACGGCAGCAGCTTCTTTACCGGCCTTGGATACTGGACCCGCGCCAATCCAGAGCAATGCTTACTAGCAACACGAGGAAAGCCACGACGCCGGGGCAAGGACGTTCGCAAGTTGGTTGTGGAACCCCGGCGGGAGCACAGTCGCAAGCCCGACGACGTGAGAGAACGTATCGAGCGGCTTGTGGACGGTCCTTACCTTGAATTGTTTGCCCGCGAGACCAAGCCCAACTGGCATTGTTGGGGCGATCAAATCGGCCTGTTTAATCACGGCGCGGTCGCCACCAGACGACAGCCATCTCGCTTGGTTGGCGAGCCGTTGCCACTAGGTTAGCATCTGATACCAGCCGGGTCGGACTTACCAAGTCCCCATGTCCCGCGCAGCGACCTCGCGCCCACGCTCATCCTCCCGCTTTCTCGCCGGCGTCCCGCCCTCGCTCGGAATTACACCGTGCGCAGGCGGCGGCTGTCCTCGATCACTCGCGCGCCCTGCCGCAGGGTGATCCGTGCATCGTCGGGTTTCGGGTCGCGCCTTCATTTTCTTTAGGGGCCGCGCAACAAGAAACCGTGGCCATGGTCGAACTGTGATCGGCTCGGCAACTTACGTATTTGAGCAATTCATGAACAGCAGGGATTTCACGACAATGACCGATTTAACACTGGTTGCGCGCGATAAGCGCGAATATCTCTTAGCCGAACTTCGGGCCGCCGCCCTTCGGGCACGGCTTTGGCAAGCCGACATCGATGCCATTGGACTCGCGCTTAAAGCGGGACTCATTTCGCCCGATCAGGCCGTTGGGCACTTATCCGATTGCGGCCTCTTGCGCCTCTTGGGCCTGCGCGAGGAGCAGGAGACAGCAGCATGAGCTGGGGGGACGAAAGCTGGCAACAAGCAGCACGAGATTATCACGCCGGCCGCAAACGTGATCGGCGCCAAGGGAATAGTCATATGGATTTGGAACGTGAAAAGCCGGCAGCTGAAATTATCCCCCTCGGCAAGCACCGCGAACAACCGGAGGAAATCCGGCCGCCGGCATTCAGTGACGATGCACTGGCACTGCGCTTTATCGACGAGCATAAGGACACCCTGCGCTATGTCCCCAGTCTGGGAAAGTGGCTCCGATGGGATGGCCAGCGTTGGTGTTTCGA